AGACGGTCCCACTGGCGCATCAAGTAAATGGACTCAGGCTTTTTTCTTCGAGCCTGATATTGGATTGCAAAATGATGTGGCTATAAAAGTTGACAAAATAGAATTTAAGAATTCATTCACGCAAAGAATGAAGAATAGAAAGCATTTAGCGCCAATCAATCTATCATATAAATTTTCAAATATAACAACCAAAGAAGCAAAAGCTATCATGCACTTCTTGGAAAACAAAGGTGGCTATAGAAGATTCTTGCATTCCATTCCTTCTGTTTACAACAGAGATAAAGTTTTTTACTGTCCGACTTGGAATCATTCTTGGAATTTTGTGGATTCACATAATATAGAAGTTAATTTAATCGAAGACCCATTGGGCATAATACCTACAGGAACATGAATCGACAAGTATTAAAAAGCAACTCAGCATTTGTAGCGATGGGGCAGTTTCCAGCTTGGAAAACTGGCGAAGAAGCTGCGAATCTTTTTCCATTGGTTCAAAGCTGTAGCTTTTCTATCAAAAGCGAGCATCAGAAAATAAAACAGATAGGCAGTCAATCATATGCTGTAAACAATTTAGTTAAAGCTCCAGAAGCTAATATAGATCTGTCTTATTATTTAAATCCATATTGCAGCAATGAGATATTAGCTGGTTTTAAAGCCGAGGCTCAGTCTTATCAACCTTGTTTGCAAGATTTAAAAAACAGAGATCAAAACATATACATAATAGTAAACCCAGATGATCAAAAAGATGGATTTGATAACTTTAAAGTTAATCCGACATCTGTAAACTTTAGCGGAATACAAGCATTAACATTTGGCAATTGTTTCTTGAATAGTTACTCTGTTGATTTTGCACTCAATACAATACCAACTGTTAGCATGGGATTTGCTGCTTCTAATGTTAGATTTGAGAATCTAACGAGAGGCGTTGTATCAATTCCAGCGATCAACAGTGTTTCTGGTAATAATAGTGGATCTGGTTTTTTAAACTTGAGTGGACTATATTTATCGTTAATTGATGGATACATACCAAATAATGTGGAGGGAAGAAATGAATTTAATGCTCCAGTTGTGAATCCTAACGCAAGTAGTTTTTCTTTGCAGAACTTGCAAGTTGGGGGTGTTGGTTTGAATGCCGCAGCTAATCCTATTTTGCAAAGCTTTAATTTGAGCTTAGACTTATCTAGAACCAACTTGTATGGACTTGGAAGCAATTATGTTTATGGTAGAAAATTAGAGTATCCAGTGAATGGATCTGCTGCTATTCAGTGTTTAGTGTCTGGAATTTCCAGCGGAGAGTTTCAATCAATTCTGACAAGCGAATCTGGTTATTCTTTTGAAGTGGCTTTTTGCGATACTAAAAAGTTAGTTACTGGTTACTATCAAATACAAAATGCTAAACTAGAAAGCGTGGATTATTCGATGAATGTTAATGATACGTTAAAATTCAATGCCAACTTCTCTTTTGAAGCTACTGAAACAGGAGGTTTTCTAATGAAGAGGGATACGGTATACAGCGGAATATGGAGCGGTATAACAAGTCTGTGGCAAAATATAACAGTTAATTGGAGTGATTTATAAAACAGAGGTGTAAATAAAATAAATGAATTTAGGTCCAAATCCAGTTAATACAACGTTTCGATATTTGTTGAATCAAAGCGGCACCAATATCACATTGGGTGATAATACAGCAGTCAATTGGAACGGCGCTAATGTTGTGACTAGAACTGGAACTCAAACTATAGCTGGAGCAAAGACATTTACAAGTAATATAGCTGCTTTAAGTTTTGGAGATTCCGCAGCTTCAAATTCTTTTGGACAGTATGTTACTTCAGATAATACTTTTGGATCTAATGCAGTAAATAATTATTTTGGAGATACATCCTTAAGTAATTCTTTTGGATATAATTGTACAAATGCCAATGTATTTGGGAGCCTAACTCCAATTAATTATTTTGGAAATAACGCCACAACTAATTATTTTGGAGATCAATCAAATGAAAATTCTTTTGGAAATAGTTCTCCAATAAATAATTTTGGATCGACTGCGACGACTAATTCTTTTGGATCGACTGCGACGACTAATTCTTTTGGATTTGATGCTAATTCTAATAGTTTTGGCGACGGTGCAGATCCTGTGAGTCCTGTGACTTCGAACTCTTTTGGAAGTGGTGTATTATTTAATACTTTTGGAGAATATGTGCTAGGTTCAAATTATTTTGGAGTCAACACTGTGAATAATATCTTTGGCCAAGGATCATTCACTGGGGAAGTAAATTTAATACTGCCACCATTCAATGGTTTATCATCTCAAGCTGGACAATTTGGAGAGTTGAGGATCAGTGGCAGTGGTTTATATGTATGCACTGGTGCAACTGGAGGATGGAGAAGAACATTTTTACAATCTTTTTAATTTATGTATATAGAAAACACAAAACCAATCATTATCCCAGCAACTCAAGAAACAGTTTTTGAATCATTTTGGGCAAGCAAAATTATCATCGATATGCCAAATCCAGAATCATCTGGAAAAGCACTTATCGAATTGAAGCCTTATAATAAATCTTTGAAGAAAACAGCAGATACAAAAGAAATACTGTTGATCAATGATGTTTGGGAAAAAGCAAATAGTAATCCAGAAGTAGCTGCTGCAATTAACAGCATGATCAATGCGATCAATGTATTAAAAAAACAAGCGGACGCTAAAAACAAATAAGCTGCATTTTTCAATGCAGCCTACGTTTACTTCTTTCCGAAGTCTACTTTTATTTTACTGTTTTCAAATGTTTTCATTTGATCTGGGTGCTTAGCTCCTCTACGTTTCGCAGAGTAATCAGTGAAGTACTTTTCTTTAACGGGATCTTTGCCTCCAGCCAAGGAGGCTCTCTTATCGCTCATTTCAGCACTTCTATCAAGAAGATCACCGTAGGTACCCTTCTTGTTCTGAGTCTTGTCTACGAACTGTTTAGAGCTAAATGGATCTACATGAGAATCAATAGAAGCATTTGGAACAGTGAAAACACGCTTCCACGAATCTTCGTCACCGTTGATTCCAGAATAAACATGAAGATCATTCATGCCCTGAAAAACTTCCGAATATTCGTCGGTGGCGGTATTATGATATATGTAGATTGCCATATGTTTAAAAGCTTTCTAGAATGCGATCAACGGTATTTGCATAGGTTAATTTTTTACCCAATTCAATACCATTGGTATTCACCGAAGACACTTTGGAAACAGCTGTTTGCATCGCCGCAATAACATCATCTTCATTCCAAGAAAACATATTACCTTGATTATATCCAGAACCTTCTGAAAAGAAAAACGAATCATAGATAGGCTCTTGTCCAGACGGTTCGATTAAGATTGAATTCTGATCATTTGCCCAGTCTTTATGAGACGTAGCATTCAAGATGATGCTCCACTTGCCAAGACATGTAGCGTTGAAGCTCGGCAAATCCCAGCCCTCTGCGCCACTCAAGCCAGTCAAGTCAATATCAATAGCATTTAAGAATTCATTGACTTCGGAATTTGTTTTTAGATACGGCAGGAAGTTAATATTAGTATACCTCTTTCCTTCCAAAACAGAAGCAATAACAGCTTGCATTTGCTCTGGCTTAAAGAATGGATTTGTTACGCAGCACGATAATTGATATCGATTGTCATTACCATACTTTTTGAGCCATGCACGAATGATCTTCTCCGTATGCTTTCGCTTTTCGAACTTGCCCATCAATCCGAAGTGAACAACTCCTTCTAAATACTTTTTATTAGTTTTAAAGAAATCTTCGTCAAATCCCATTGGAACAAAGCTGCAATTACTACATCCAGCTGATTCAAAAAGATCTTTAGCGTAAGTAGAACTAAACAAGGTGCGATCTTGAGATTTGCACGTTGAAACTTCCTGAAATGTAGGCTGACTAGTTTCGTAGAAAGTCAGTAGATTCTGCTTGTGAGACTTGCGATCTAATGCTCCATTCAAATGCCACAATTTAAAGCTAGGAGCTTTAGACGCTACGATGTCCCAGCTTTTATCGATTGATTCTTTAATCCAAGAAGAAAAGGACGTATCCGCCTTGTAAGCGGATACGTCTACATTTCCAGTTGGAATTAAACCGACTTCAATATTCCTTTTAGATAATTCGCGAAGGATATTATAAGAAACATTTCCAAAACTCAAAGAGTTAATTGGAGCTTCAACTAATAAAGTTTTCATCAGAAGGGAATATCGTCATCTTCTGAACCGTTGCTAGATTCAGAAACTTGCTTGCTTGATGTATTCGAATCATCTTTAGCTGCATCATTCTTTTGACCTCCACCAAGGAACTTAACCTTGTTGGCTCTGATGAAATTCTTGCTCTGAGGATTTCCATCTTTGCCAGTCCAGCTTGAAGTGCTTAGTTCTCCTTCAACCATAGCTTCTCGTCCCTTTGCTAGATACTTTTGGCAAACTTCGGCAGTTCGTTCCCAAGTTTCAACGTCAATGAAACACTTGTTCTTAGCTTGGCTTTCCGAGATACAAATTCGGAAAGTGCAAATAGCCTTTCCAGTAGAAGTTGTACGAGTTTCTGGATCTTTAACAAGATGACCTATTGCGATAATTGTGTTATACATTTTTAATTTCCTGTTTTACTTTATTAATGAATTTGTTATGAATATCAATGCATCCTTGAATACTCATCCCCAACTCTTTAGAAATTTCTCTCCAAGAGCAGGCTTTATTATAGCTGAAAGAATACCTCATGTCAATAATTTTTTTGACTCTTGGATCAGAATGTTTATTGGCCATATCCAAGACATTTTTAATTGTTTCTTTTACTTGGATATCAGAAAGAAAATCTTCTCGACTTGATTTTTCCTTTAAAGAATCATCGAGAGGCTCTTCGATCATTTTTTTATTCTTATTATAAATATTAAGACACTTCCAACGAGTCTCATTTGCTAAGTAAGTCGGAAACTTGGTATTTTTATCCGACTTATATTTTAAAGCAGCAGAGTATATGGAATAATCTTTGTCTTTTAAAATATCATTTTTATTTACGAAAGAGCATGAATCAGAAACAGTCTTGTTGACTATATCCATATAAATTCCAGAATGACGATTGATAAGCTCAGTCAGGCTTTTGCTATCATTCTCCTCTTTGATTTTATTTATAAGCGATAAGTCTGAGTCCATGATTCAATTTCCTGTTGTGGAACAATATTGTGAAGGGTTTCATAAGCGACAGCAACCAGTATATCCAAGTTGTCTACAGTTGACCAAGAAAGTTGAAAGTCGCAAAGATTAATCAATACGGAATTATTTTCTGATTCTGTTTGGTTGGCTGGCTCAACAAAACTTCCATCTTTCAGTAATCTATTGATAAAAACAGAATATCCAGACTTATCTTTAAGCCATTCCATTTCATTGGTGAATCGAACGTCGGTTATAATATTGACACAATCATCTTCCAAAACAGATTCGACATGCTCGATCCAAATATTAGGATTGATTTTTCTGCGGACTTCAGTTCCCCATGTAACCAGAAGTGGACGAATAATCTTTTTTTCCTCATCATCTTGAGTAAAAGCGTCAATCCCAATTGTAGATTGGAGAAAGTCTTTTACTTCTTCTTTCAGTTGATTTGCGAAAGAGAACTTTTTGGCCTTAATTCCGCGAGCATTAAGAACTTCAATCAAACAATCAGCAAATGTATCTTTGCCACTCCTTGCGGCACCAGAAATTCCTATAATTTTCACAGTCCTGTACTTCCAAAGCCTCCGCTGTTTCTAGTTGTGTCTTCAAAACATTCTACAAGATTAAGATTTGGGCTTAACGTTTCAGAGAAAACTAATTGACCAATCTTGTCGCCTTTGTTATAAATTTTTGATTCATTAATCTGAATAAGCAATCCTCCGTGACCAATAATATAATCTTCTGGCTGTGGAAGATACTTGAATCTAAACTTAATGGTTCCTCTATATCCATTATCGATTAATCCGATACTATTAGCCATAACCAAGTTAGTTTTCGAAATAGAAGATCTTGGAAAAGCATATGTGTGGAATTTAGACTCTGGGGCAATCACAAGTTCAGTATCATATTCTATATAATCAATAGAACTGTAGTACACAGCAAGTTGTGTTTTCCCAACGATAACTGGGTCTGAAGCGGCAATAACATCATAGCCAGCATCACAAATATGCGCTGGTAAAATGATATTCTTTAGCGAGTTTATGTTTAATTCATTCATCTTGATCAATATGTTTAATTAACTCAGCTGCATATTTGTGCATACCGATATCTGCCAAAACAGCTGGAGCATAAATCAGTCTAGTTTCCGAAAGGGACTTTTTTATTGGAATCACAGAAATAACCGCTCCAACAGAGAATCTCTCTCCGTCCGATTCAAGCAGTTGCTCAAGCGCTCTAGACGCTGCGCTTTCAAATGACTCAGCATTATCAACTACAATCGACCAATCGGCACTGGAGCATAAAAATGACTGCTGCGGGTTATCTTCTGTCATATATCAGGCATATTATCATAACTAAGATTCACAGTCAACAAAAAATTCACACATTAAATTAATTTTGGATAACTTTCTATTGCAAAAATCGAAAAAAGACAAGAACCACTTCACTTAAAATTAATTTAATCGTATTCGTAGTAGGTTAATCGTTGTTTGTTATTGGCTCATCCAAAGTTTCTTGTTTTTTTAATCGCAAAGCAGCTACGTAATCGTAGGCGTTATTTTTTGGTTGTCAAGAAAAAAATTACAGTAAATTTTTGCTGGCTTTTAGAATTGGAGTGGAGTATAGTGTAAATCATACTACTATGATTTTTGAAGAACAAGTTTCGAGAAAGCCGAATAAATATCCGTGGACTGAGCAGTATATAGAGGCAATGCACAATGGCTTTTGGACTGACAAGGAATTCAACTTTAAGTCTGACGTTCAGCAATTCAAAGTGTCTTTGAGCGATCAAGAAAGAGAAGTGATCGTCAGAACTTTGTCGGCTATTGGCCAAATTGAGGTGGCTGTGAAGACTTTCTGGGCAAAGCTGGGCGACAATCTGCCGCATCCATCTATGCAGGATCTAGGCTACGTTATGGCCAACATAGAAGTCATTCACAACAATGCTTACGAGCGACTTTTGAATGTTCTTGATTTGGAGGATATCTTTGAAGAAAATCTCAAGCTTGAGTGGATTCAGGGTAGGGTGAAATACTTGAGAAAGTATACTCATAAATTCTATAAGGATTCAAAAAAACAATATTTGTACGCCTTGATTCTCTTCACTCTTTTCGTCGAAAATGTTTCTTTGTTCAGCCAATTCTACATTATCAATCATTTTGCTCGCTTCAAAAACGTTTTGAAGGATACAGATCAGCAAGTGAAGTACACTCGCAACGAAGAAAATATTCACGCTTTGGTTGGCGTTAAAATCATCAACACTATTCGCGAAGAGTATCCAGATTTATTTGATTCAGAGCTTGAATCCCGAATTGCTCACGAAGCAGTTCAGGCTTTTGAAGCTGAAAGCAAGATCGTAGACTGGATGGTAAATGGTTTGAATGAGGAGTCCCTGTCTTCGCCAATCCTTAAAGAGTTTATTAAAAACAGAATCAATGAATCTTTAATTCAAATCGGTTTTAAAAAAGTCTTTGAAATTGATGAAAAATTGTTATCATTGACGACATGGTTCGACGAGGAACTTTTGGGCAATAACATGACTGACTTTTTCAGTTCTAGACCCGTCGAGTACTCAAAGAAGAATCAATCATTTGGTGAAGACGACTTATTTTAATTATGACTGAAAAATACTATTGGCTTAATGCGGATTCGAGAACGTTTCTCGAAAGAGGCTATTTACTAGCGGGGGAGACTGCCGAACAGAGAATTTTGGATATTGCAAATACTGCTGAAAAATACTTAGGAATTGATGGGTTTGCTAAGAAGTTTGAGTCTTACTTAGCTTCTGGTTTTTACTCTTTATCTTCTCCAATTTGGAGTAACTTTGGAAGGTCCAGAGGATTGCCGATTAGTTGTTTTGGTTCTTACATTTCAGACAAGCTAGAGCAGATTGCTGGTTATAAGCTGTCTGAAGTGGCAATGATGACCAAAGCTGGAGGTGGAACCTCTGCATATTTTGGAGCGCTTCGCGGTCGTGGCGCACCAATTAGTTCTGGTGGAGAATCTACTGGCTCTGTGCATTTCATGGAATTGTACGATAAGATCATGAATGTTGTTTCTCAAGGCAATGTTCGAAGAGGTTCTTTTGCCGCTTATCTTCCAATCGATCATCCAGATATCGAAGAGTTTTTAAAGATTCGCTCAGATGGTCATGAGATTCAAGACATGTCGATTGGCGTGTGTGTATCCAATGAATGGATGAAGAGAATGATTGATGGTGATAAAGATCTTCGCAAAATTTGGGGCTTGGTTATTAAAAAGAGATTTGAAAGCGGCTATCCATACCTATTCTTTTCTGACAATGCCAACGAGCAAGCTCCACAGGTTTATAAAGATAAAGGTTTGACGATCAATGCTAGTAATCTATGCAACGAAATTATGCTTTCTACTTCAGAAGACGAATCTTTTGTTTGTAATCTTTCTTCGCTGAATCTTGAAAAATGGGACGAGATTGTCAAAACTGATGCTGTCGAAACTCTTGTTTTCTTCTTGGACGCAGTGATGAGCGAGTTTATCGAAAAGACAGAATCCATGCCATTCATGGAAGCTCCAAGAAAGTTTGCTATCAATCAGCGTGCGCTTGGTGTTGGTGTTCTTGGATGGCACACATACCTTCAATCTAAAATGGTTTCTTTCGAATCTATGGAAGCTAAGCTATTGAATATGTCAATCTGGCAAAGCATTCGCAATCTTGCAGACAAAGCCTCTCAAGATCTTGCTTCTATTTTTGGCGAGCCTCCATTGTTGAAAGGCTACGCTCGTAGAAATTCTACTACATTGGCAGTAGCTCCCACCACTTCAAGCTCGTTTATTCTCGGGCAAATGTCTCCATCAATTGAGCCACTGAACAGTAATTACTTCGTGAAGGATTTAGCTAAAGGAAAATTCACTTATAAAAATCCACACTTAAAAGAATTACTTGTTTCCAAAGAAGTGGACAATCAAGAAATTTGGAAATCTATTCTTGTTCACGGCGGAAGCGTTCAGCATCTTGATTTCTTAACTGAAGAAGAAAAAGAAGTTTTCAAGACTTTCGGCGAAATCTCTCAAAAAGAGATCGTTATTCAAGCTGCTCAAAGACAAAAGTATATTGATCAAGGGCAGAGTTTGAATGTCATGATTCCTCCAAATTCATCACCAAAAGATGTCAATGAATTAATGATATTCGCTTGGGAAAGCGGTATCAAGGGAATGTATTATCAGCGAAGCGCTAATCCCGCTCAAGAACTCGCAAGATCGATCATGTCTTGCAAAACTTGTGAGGCATAAATTAAAAAAAAAGTGTAATATCTTTTATATATATGGAAGTTGACTTTTCTTTAAGAATCAAAGAGTTGTTTGATAACTCTGAAGCAAAAAGATCTGGGCCGAAAAGCTCCGCTCAAACTCCTGCTCCGAAATCTGATCAAAAAACAGGTTCAGATAAAAACAAAAAAGGATCTGCTGGAACTGACGGTGGAAAAATTGAGTTTGCCGAAAAAATCGTTAACTCTCTTCAAGAGAAAGTCAGTTCACATAATGAGAAGTACGACAAGAAAGTTTCATTATTTCAATTGAAAAAAGTTTACAGAAGAGGTCTTGGTGCTTTTTCATCTTCTCATCGCCCAAATCAAAGCAGAAGCAGCTGGGCTATGGCGAGAGTTAATATGTTCTTAAAAATGATGCGCGGAGGTAAAGTTAAAGATTCTTATCGTGCCGCTGATCAAGATGTTGCTTCTGGTTCTGAATTATATTACGAACAGAATTCTGAAGATTGTTTTTGGGAATTTGATTCTATTGATTTTGATTTGGCTAGAATTGATTTGATCAAAGCGAATGTGGATTTAGACGATGAAGCTAATATTGATCTATTCGATATCGAGTATTCAGAAGCTGAAAAGAAGACTCTCAACAAGCCATTTAGACTACCTAGCGGCTCCAACAAGAAGTTTGGCGTGTATGTCAAGAATGACAAGGGCAACGTCGTAATGGTTAAGTTTGGAGATCCTAACATGGAGATCAAAAGAGATGATCTAAATCGCAGAAAGAATTTTAGAGCAAGACATCAGTGCGATACTAATGTAGGGCCAAAGTGGAA